GCGTGGATCCTGCTGAAGACGGCGGGCAGCGGCGACGGCGATGCGCCCAATCTCGATCTCGAACGCGCGCGCCTCGCCAAGGAGCAGGCCGACAGCAAGGCGATGGACAATGCCGAGCGTCGCCGGGAACTGGCGTCGCTGCCCGACATGACGCTGGCGGTGACCGGCGTCATCACGGTGGTGGTGGCGCGGCTGATGCAGGTGCCCGCGCGGGTGGCGAAGAGCAACAACGCGCTCCGCCAGCAGATCGAGACCGCGATCGTCGACGCGCTCGAGGAACTGAGCCTGACCCGCATCGAGGAGGTGACAGGCGGGGGCGCGAATGACGACGACGCCCCCGACGCCCCCGACGCCCCCGACGCCCCCGACGCCGGCGCCGACTGACACCATCCGGGCGGTCGGGCGCGAGCTCGCCGCCGCGGTGCGCAGATGGGTGGCGGCGCTCCGGCCGAAGAAGCGGGTGCCGCTGTCGGAATGGATGGCCGAACATGGCCGCCTCGACGACAATAGCCGGTTCCGGCCGTTCCCGTTCCAGAACGGCATCGCCGACGCGTTCACCGATCCCGACACGCCGATGGTCACGGTCCGCAAGAGCAGCCGCATCGGCTACTCCACGATCGTCCAGTGCTTCCTCGGCTACCGGATCGCGGTCGATCCGGCCCGGTCGCTGATCTACCAGCCGACGATCGACGACGCGGAGAAATATAGCCGCGACGATCTCGATCCGGTCCTGCAATGGCCCGCGGTCCGCGCCGTCGCCACCTTCAAGGCGCGCCACCGCGACAACCAGATCCGGGCCAAGCGCTACAAGGGCGGCTGGATCCAGATCAAGGGGGCGAACAGCCCCAAGGAGTTCCGGCGCGTCACTGCAGACGACGTGCTGCTGGAAGAACCCGACGGCTATCCCTGGTCGGCCCGCGAGGAGGGCGACCCGGCGCGGCTCGCCTACAAGCGCAACCTGACATCCCCGCGGCGGTTCAGCGCCGCCGGCTCGACGCCCAAGATCAAGGGTTTTAGCCGCATCGACCTGATGTTCGAGCAGGGGACGCAGGAATATCGCTACGTCCCGTGCCCGCATTGCGGCCATATGCAGCCCTTGGTGTTCGGCGACGGCACCGGCACCGGCATCCGCTGGGCGCCGAAGAAGAGCCCGACCCGCGCCTGGTACCAGTGCGCGAACGGTTGCGAGATCGACGAGGCCCGCAAGGGCTGGATGGACGAACATGGCGAGTGGCGGGCGCACAACCCCGCCGCCGGCCCGCGGCACCGCTCCTTCCATATCTGGGCGGCGTACAGCCAGCATGAGGGCGCCGCCTGGCTCGAAATCGCGCGCGAGTTTCTGGAGGTCTACAAGGACCCGAACCTCCTCAAGACCTTCGTCAACCAGGTGCTGGGCGAAGCCTATGCCGAGAAGGGCGAGGCGCCCGAATGGCAAAGGCTGTACGAGCGGCGCGAGAAGGCGATGCCGCTCGGCACCGTGCCGGCCTGGGCGGGGCTGCTGATCGCGTCGATCGACGTCCAGCGCGGCGGCGGCGGCCGGCTCGACTGCGATATCTGGGCGTTCGGGCCGAACGCGATGCGCGCCTTCGTCGAGCGGATCGAGATATTCGGTCCGATCGCCGACAAGGCGACCTGGCGCGCGCTGGACGTCGAACTCGCCCGCCACTGGCCGACCGCGGACGGCCGCACGCTGCGCCTCGCGCGCGCCGCGATCGATTCCGGCGACGGCGAGAATACGATGGAGGTGTATCGGTGGGCGCGCCGGCATCCCGGTTTCGCGATGGCGGTAAAGGGGCGGGAGTCGATCGCCGCGCAACAGGCGATCGGCGCGCCGAGCTGGCAGGACGTCACCGTCAACGGGCGGAAGCTGAAGCGCGGCGTCCGCCTGTGGAATGTCGGCACGTCGATGCTGAAGATGGAGCTGTACGGCCAGCTTCAGCTTGAGAAGCCGGTCGACGGCGATCCCTATCCCGACGGCTATGTCCATCTGCCCGACGGCACGACCGACGAATGGATCAAGCAGCTCGTCGCCGAGGAGCATCGCGCGATCAGGAAGCGCAATGGCGGCGTGCGGTTCGAATGGCACAAGATCCGCGACCGCAACGAGGCGCTCGACAATGCGGTCTATGCCCGCGCGGTCGCGTCCAGCCTCGGCATCGACCGGTGGACCGCGGAAAAATGGGCGACGCTGCTTGGCACCGTCCCGACCCGCAGGGCGGCGCCCGCGAAATCGATGCTGGCCGCCAAGGCACCGCCGCCGCCGCTGGCGAAACCGGCGCCGCGCCCGTCGCCGACCCGCGCGGCGCTGATGCGCAAGTCCAACCCGTTCACGACCAGGAGGTGAGCCGATGGCCTATACGCCCGCCGATCTCGCCAAGGTCCAGGCCGCGATCGTCAGCGGCGTCCGCGCGATCACCTTCGCCGATGGCCGCAAGACCGAATATCAGTCGCTCGACCAGTTGCTGGCGGCCGAGAAGGTGATCGACGCGGCGCTGAAGATGCAGGGCCGCGCGCGCACCGGCGTCGTGCGCCGGCGCGTCCCTTATTATCGCAGCGGTCTCTGATCGTGGCGGACGGCGGATTCCTCGCCCGGCTGCTCGGCCGGCCGGCTCCGGCTGCCCCGGCCATCGCGCCGCCGGCGGCGCGGCCGCGCATCGCCCGCGGCCGCGCGGCCCGCGCTGAATATGACGGCGCGACCTTCGGGCGGCGATCGGCGGGCTGGCGGCGGACCGGCCGGGACGCGAATGGCGAACTCACCCCGGCGGTCATGGCCGCGCTGCGCGGCATCGCCCATGATCTGGTCCGCAACAATCCGTGGGCGGCGCGCGGCGTCGCCACGATCGCGAACAACATGGTCGGCACCGGCATCACCTTTCAGGTGTACCGGGACGGCAAGGTCGACGATCATCTGAACAGGATCGCGCGGCGTCACCTCGATAGCCGGGCATGCGACAGCACGGGCCGGCACGATCTGTACGGCCTCCAGTTGCAGGCCGCGCGGACGATCGTCGAAAGCGGCGAGGTCCTCATGCGGCGGCGCTGGCGGCGCGCGTCGGACCGGCTGCCGCTCCCGTTCCAGCTCCAGGTCCTCGAACCCGACTATCTCGATCCGTCGAAGCACGGGCCGATGGCGGGCGCCGGGTTCCTGGTGAACGGCATCCAGTTCACCGGCATCGGCGGGCGTGAAGGCTATTGGCTGTACAGCGGCCACCCCGGCAGCAGCCGGCCGTCCGGCCTCGCCTCCACTTTCGTGGCGGAGGCCGACGTCGCGCATGTGTTCCGCGCGGACCGCCCGGAGCAGGAGCGCGGCGCGACATGGTTCGCGCCGATCGTGCTGCGCATGAAGGATTTCGGCGACTTCGAGGATGCCGAGCTGGTCCGCCAGAAGATCGCGTCGGCCTTCGTCGCGATGGTCAAGGGCGACGACGATGGCGGCCGCGTCCCGGGCGTCATGGCCGAGGGCGAGGATCCCGATGCCGGTCCGGTCGATCCGGGCGGGCGCGCGCCGCTCGATTATCTGGAAGCCGGCACGGTGTCGTATCTCCGCGACGGCGAGGACATCACCTTCTCCGATCCGCCCTCGACCAACGGCTATGCGGACTATTCGAAGGTGTCGCTGCGCGCGATCGCGGCCGGGCTGGGCGTCCCCTATGAGGCGCTGACCGGGGACCTTTCGAACGTCAATTTCTCCTCCGGCCGGATGGGCTGGCTCGAATATCAGCGGTCGCTGGCGGTGTGGCAGTGGGACATGTTCGTTCCCCAATTTTGCGGCGCTGTCGGCGACTGGCTGCTCGACGCCTTCCTGCTGGTCGGCGAGAATATCGACGGCGTCACCGTCCGCTGGACGCCGCCCGGCCGGGAAATGATCAACCCCGCCGAAGAGGTGAAGGCCAATCGCGACGCGATCCGGTCCGGCCAGAAGACGATCTCCGGGGCCGCGCGCGAGCGTGGCGAGGATCCGGACACCTTCCTCGCCGAATGGAAGGCGGACGCCATCAAGCTCGATGCGCTCGGCCTGATCTTCGACAGCGACCCCCGCCGCGTCACCGCGGTCGGCAATCCGGCCGACGGCGGCGGCATGCCGACGAGCGACGCCGGCATGAAGGCCTGGCTCGACACGCATTATCCGCACGCCAGCAACAATGCCGAGTTCGCGCCGAAGCTGGCGGCGCTCGTCCGCGAAATCGCCGGGAGGGCGTGAATGACGGAAATCCTGATCTACGGGATCGTCGGCGACAGCTGGGACGGTCTCGATGCGAACACGCTCGTGCCGATGATTTCGGCGGGCGACGACGATCTCGATGTCCGGCTGAACACCCCCGGCGGCTATGTCATGGAAGGGCTGGCGATCTTCAACGCGCTCGTCCGCGAGCGGAAGAAGGGTCGCCGGGTCACCACCCATATTGACGGCCTCGCCGCATCGATGGGTTCGGTAATCGCGATGGCCGGCGCGGACATCGTCATGGCCGACAATGCGCTGATGATGATCCACAATCCGTGGGACTGCGCCTGCGGCGACGCGGCCGAGCTGCGCCGCGCGGCCGACCAGCTCGATCGCATCCGCGACCAGCTTGTCGGGATCTACGCCGCGCGCACCGGGCTCGACACGGCCGCGCTCGTGCCGATGCTCGATGCCGAGACGTGGCTCACCGCGGCGGAATGCCTCGCGCAGAAATTCGTCACCGCGATCGCGCCGGCCGGCACGGCCGAAGCCTCGAACATATCAGCATTCGGGTTCCGCAGGGCCCCCGATAGTCCGCTCCTCACCACCAGGGCGATGGCGCGGCGCTCCCGGACGGCAGCCGCCGCTCCCCCACATCGTCAGGAGACCAACATGCCCCAACCGGCGCAACCGGCGGCCAGCACCCAGGCCGCGACCACCACCATCGAAGGCCAGGCGACGACGACCGTCCAGCCGGTCGGGACCACGACCGCCAGCGGCCCGACCACGGAGACGTCGGCCGCGGCGCTGACCGCGGTCGACGTGCAGAACGCGGTCAGCGCCGAGCGCAGCCGCGTCGCCGGCATCCGCGCGCTGGGCCGGAAGCACCGCATAGCCGCCGAGTTCGTCGACGGGCTGGTCGACGGCGACACCTCGCTCGCAGCCGCGCGCGAGCAGATTCTCGACCGGCTGGCGGAGGCGGGCGACGCCGCCAATGTCGGCCATAGCGGCCCGATCCGCATCACCGCGGACGCGCAGGACAAATGGCGCGAGGGCGCGACGAACTGGATCCTGGTCAAGGCCGGGGTCGCGAACCTGATCGAAAAGGCCGCCCGCGCGCGCGGCGAGACGATCCGGATCGACCCGGGCGAGTTTCGCGGCGTCCGCAATTCCGAGCTTGCACGCGAATCGCTGCTCAATCTCGGCCTGAACGTCACGACCCGCGATCCGGACCTGCTGGTGCGGCAGGCGATCACCTCCCGCGCGGTGGTCACGCAGACGACCAGCGATTTCCCCGTGCTGTTCGAAAATGCGGTCCACCGGATCCTGCAGGCGTCCTACACGATCACGCCAGACACCTGGAGCCGCTTCTGCGGCACCGGCACCGTCACCGATTTCCGCGACCATACCCGCTATCTGCGCGGCAGCTTCGGCGCGCTCGACAATCTGAACGAGGCCGGCGAGTTCAAGAACAAGCCGATCCCCGATCTGGCCAAGGAGCGGATCCGCGCGACCACCAAGGGCAACATCATCAACCTGTCGCGGCAGGCGATCGTCAATGACGATATGGAGGTGTTCTCCGGCCTCGCCGTCGATCTGGGCCGCGCCGCCAAGCTGACGATCGAGATCGACGTCTATGCGCTGCTCAACAGCAATCCGCTGATGAATGACGGGCTGCCGCTGTTCCACGCCAGTCACGGCAATCTCGCCGCCGCCGGCGCGGCGCCGTCGGTCGCCGCGTTCGACGCGATGCGCGTCGCGATGGCCTCGCAAAAGGATATCAGCGGCAACGAATATCTGGAGATCCGGCCGTCGGTCGGGCTGTTCCCGCTCAGCCTCGGCTCGGTCGCGAAGATCCTGAACGCCAGCCAATATGATCCGGATGCGGTCAACAAGCTGCAGCGTCCGAACGTCGTCGCCGGCCTGTTCGCGGACATCGTCGACACGCCGCGCCTCAGCGGCACGCCTTATTATGGCTTCGCCGATCCGGACGTGGCGCCCGCGCTGGAGGTGGTGTTCCTGAACGGCGTGACCGAGCCCTTCACCGACAGCGAGGATGGCTGGCGCACCGACGGCGTCGAATGGAAGGTCCGCCACGATTATGGCGTCGGCGCCGTCAATTTCCGGTCCGCCTACAAGCAGCCCGGCGCCGCCAACTGACCGTCCGGACCCTTGTGAGCCATCGATCCGGGCCGCGCCGTTCGCCCGGATCCTGTCTGGAGCCACCCCATGAAGTTCCTCAAATTGTTCAGCCCGGCCCATATCGCCGGGCTGCTGCGCCACCCGCATGAAGGCGTCCGCCATGTCAGCGACGACGATGCCGCCCGCCTGCTCGCCGAACGGGTCGCCGAGGATGTGAGCGCGGACTTCGCCACGCTCGACGATCACAGCATCCCCGTCGAGGTGGCCGACACGCCGGTCGCGTCCGCCGGCGACGACGCGTCCGCAATCCCCGCCGTCCAGGAGTAAGCCGCCATGGCCCGTAATTATGTGCAGCCCGGTGACACGATCACCGTCATCGCCCCGCGCGCGGTCTCCGCCGGCAGCGGCGTCCTGGTCGGCGCGCTGTTCGGCGTCGCGCTCGCCGACGCCGCGCAGGGCGCGCAGGTGGAGATCCGCCGCGTCAATGTCTGGGACCTGGTCAAGACCGCCGGCCAGGCATGGACGCAGGGGATCAAGCTCTATTGGGACAATGCCGCCTTCGCGGTCACGACGACCGCGAACGGCAATCTCCTGATCGGCACCGCCGCGCAGGCGCAGGCGTCCGCCGACATTGTCGGCCGCGTGCTGCTGACCGGCCAGATCGCCTGATGTCCGATCCGTTCCAGACCGCGCTGGAGGCGATCTTCGCGGGGCCGGGTTCCTCGGCCGCGCTGGTCCTCCCGACCGGTGGCGGGGCGGCGATCGCGACGCGGGTCATCCGTGGCGGTCCCGACATCCGCACCGGGTTCGGCGAGGGCCGGCTCGTCATGCGATCCGACCAGGTCCTGTTGATGCGCGCCGCCGTCCCGGCGCCGGCGGA